GACGATACATATCGTACACATAACCCAAACCACCAGTAGTTTGTTCTGGAGGTATCCAGTCAATACGACGTATGACCTGAACAGAGTCGTTTGCTAAGACTCTCTTCATAGAGATCATATCATCGTAACTATCTGAGAATTCTTGGAAAGAATCGACAGGAGTTGGAGGGTTATTCTCATTATCCCATTCTTGTGGTCTTCCAATAAAAACATACAGACGATCACGATTTGCACCAGCAGCTATATCGCTCTGGTTCTTATCGGGACCTTCTAGCGATTTGATGAATTTTTCTGCGGTAAAAATCCTAAATTGATCGGTTAGTAATGCCATTGGCTGCTTGTGCCTTCCTTTTATTTATACTGGGTTTAATCAGGCTCGTTTCGAACTGCTGTAGGATACTCAATTCTTAGAGTAGTTCCTATTGCACCAGTACCAGAACCAGTGATTAATTCATTTGAATTCCATAGGGAATTACCATTATTTTCAACTACAGAACCAACAGTAAGTTTCTTGGTCTGACTATCCCAAGCAGTTACTGTTGCTGTAATTCCTGTAATAGATCCTGTTACAGTTTCACCTACAGAATAGTATTGAGCAGCACTTTGATCAAGACTACGGAACGTAAATTCAACTGTAGCAACGTGAGCATCACCATCACCTAATGCACCAGCAACTGATACTGTAGGAGATAGTGAAGGAACAGAACCATCAGTCATTTGGTCACCAACTGCAAACAAAGTTGTGTTAGTACCACCAAGAGTCTCTTCTATACCATAAAGTGATATTGCTATACCACCATCTAGATTTATTTCACCTTCATAATCTGTACCTGTATTAATTAGGTCAGGGATACCATCACCTGCACCATCTAATTCAGCGATATCTTCGAATGCTTTATCAGGTATCTCATTAAATGGATCTGTCAAAGTAACAATGTCGTTTCCAGTTGAATCGACAAGGTTGTGTGGAGCAACACCAGTTTGAGTTGCAGCTGCAACACCACCAGTAAAGTCAATTACCTGTGATTTAACTTGTGAGCTACCACCATCAATGAATGCTAATTCATCAACTTCAAATACAAGATACAATGAACGAGTTTCTGCAACCCAGTCATAAACACGAGCAACTTTGTTACTTGAACTTTCATTAGTTCTTACAACTCTGTCACCAACGTTAAAGTTATATCCTGACGTACCATCACTATAATTTGCAAGACTATCTAAGACAACTTTCTGATCATACCTAAAATTAAGTGCACGATCACAACCAGTAAAGGATGTTAGTGTCTTACCTGTATAACGAATAACTTCCCTACCAAGTAGGATCTTACCTGAGCCTGGATAGGGAGTAGTTGTCTGTACAAATACAGTCTGATCGTTCTCTCCAACATCTTGAAGAAGACCTGTTATGTCATATAATGTCGAGTTAAATGACTGTCTATTTCTAGACTCTTTTGTGAGATCAGTATTTCTAGTGAATAGAACTTGAGGATCACTGGAATAACCACCACCAGGATTGGTAACAGCAATATTAGTAATAGCACCCAGATCAACTGTTGCTACTGCTTTACCTCCAGATCCACCACCTCCATTCAATAAAATTACAGGTGGAGTTTCATAGAACTCACCTTGATTTGATACGTTAATAGATTTAACAATACCAAATTCATCAACCTCAGTAACACCAGTAGCACCTTGTCCACCGCCACCAGAAATAATAATGTTAACATCACCTATTTCATAACTGGCACCAGCTTGTTCTAATGACAAACCAGTTATCAAACCAGTTACAGGACGTAGTTCAGCACCTGATCCACCACCACCTTTTATATCAGCAGTAGTAGCATCAGAGAAGTAATTGTCTCCGTTAGATAAAACTTGAATATATTGTAACGAACCAGCTGGAGCAGTTAAATTACCATTAATATCATATTGATCTTCTTCCCATAATATTGCTTTTGCCTTAGCACCGTGTCCATCACCAACAGTTTCTATATCAATTCTAAATGGATCATACCCTTCACCAGGATCTAAAACCTTAACAGCAGCGATCTGTCCTCCTGTAGAAATAATAGGCTCAAGAATAGCCTCCCTAATGGGAGTACCACATCCTGCGATCTTTAGTTGAGGTGGATCAGAGCTGTTATAGCCGTTACCACCATCCACCACATAAACATCTCGAACGCCAAAAATAGAGTTAAAGAGTGGTTCAATTTTTGCTCCTGATCCTGGGACAGTTCTTGTTGCCATTTATCATTTTACCGTAATTGTTCCAGCCATATCAGAGTGTTCTGTGCACTGATAATATAAGGTATTTGGTGCATCAAGTGGAACGGTGAAAGTTTGCATACCTGTATTTGATCCACTAACACCAGTTGTATACTCTGTACCAGATAGTCCAGAAGTAGACTGTAATCTTAATGGATGTGATCCACCTGCTTGGTTGTGCAAGTCATAAGTGAATCCTCTATGGAATACTAATCCAGCATTAGATACGTTAGATCCTAATCCAGGACCATTAACTGTATATGCACTCATTCCAGATGCAGTAAACCTATAAAGTAATGTTGGAGATGGCTTGTAGATAGTTGCATTATCGTGACCCTTAATGATAGATGCACCAGCAGGAGCATTACCTATCTGAGTCTGGAATCCACCACCAACTTCAGTGAAGTTAGTACCATCATTAGCAATATCAAAGGTACCGTTAGTACCAATCTTCATTCTCTTAGTACCAATCTTGATCTCACCATCAGCAGGGAGTTCAAGGTTACCATCAGAATCGATCTTTAATTTTCTAGTAGAAGCACCAAATCTAATTTCTCCATCAGGAACTGTTAGGTTACCAGAGGAATCCATTGCCAATTTGTGAGTAGTACCAAATTGAATTTCAGTATCCTGATCAAGAACTAAGTTATCATTACCATCAAACTCTAGAAGCTTCTTAGAACTAGAATCTCCAAAACGTATTTTTGATCCAGTAAGTTCTAAGATACCATTATCATCAAAGAATAATTTGTTACCACTACCAAAGTCTAAATTTTGTCCACCAATATCAACTTTACCAGACTCATCTTCACTTAGAAGACGGTTGACTGAAGTGATATGAACAGGATTTGAAACAGATAATTCTTGAGACTGGTTATCACCAACAGCAGCTACTTGGATGTAACCACGTGCTGCACCTGCTTCAGCAGTGAATGAAGTAAACTCAACCTCTGCTTTAGCACCAGTTGAATCTTCAATTTCTAATTTTGTTCCAGCCTTCATAGCAACGAAACGTAATCTAAACTTCTCTTCTTGTGTAGAATCTTCTGAAGATAATTTAGAAGCAATGGTACGAGTAGCACCAGTGTCGATACTATTAACTGTATGTGGTTGTTTCTTCTTACGTTGCATCTCCTGAGTAGTAGGCTCAGTAGATAATGCAGTATCACCCAACCAAAGTGAAGAGTTGACTAAGTAAGCATCTCTGAAACGTAATGTAGAAGAACCCAAGTCATAAGCATTATCAGTATTAGGAAGGAAGTTCGTAGAAATAACAACCTCATCACTACCATTGTTGGTAAGATTTGTTATTGCAGATCCACCACCTCCACCACCTTGTAGATCATCGCCTGGCTGCCAGCGAGCATTTGCAGTATTCCACTTAAGAACCTGTCCGTTAGTAACCCCGCTAACGTCCACGTCAGTAAGATTCGATGCTGCAAGTTGTCCCTCCGTAAATGTACTACCATTCCATTTAAGGACTTGGTTCGTTGAGGGTGATGCGATTGTTATTTGAAGGTTAGTGCTATCTCCAAGGGATGCGTATAACTCATCTATAACATTATTGAGTTTAATAGCACCGTCTCGTAAGGTATCACCTGTTCCGTCATTGGCACTTACGCCAATATTAAGGTTCTGCTTAGCCATAGTAGTGGGGTTTTTCTACAGTTTTATTTATGTAAGGTCGAATTCATAATTAGTTAGGTCAAAACGTACATCATTTCTAGTAAAGTCTGGATTGTTATTGTCTCTATCAAATGGAATAGATGTCATATCGAATTTACCAACAATACTGTCCCATTTCAGTACTGCTGAAGTATCTTCGCCACTAGTACCACCAGTGACTGTAAGGATAACAAGATTAGATGCAAGAGGGGAGTTAGATGCCTGTTGTGTTTCACCTAAAGGACCAGTAACAATACATCTAAATCGATATCCAGTCATATATGCTTGGGCTAAGACTGAATAAGATGAGGTATTAGCACCAGTAATATTCGCCCAGGCAAAGCCTCCATCAGTTGAAACTTGCCATTGATACCCTTTAGTACCATCTTCAGGTTCAATTACGGCAATCAAACTAAACGTTTGAGTACCACCACTAGCAATAGTTGCATTAGTAGGTTGATTAGTAATGATAATACTAGGAGTAGTAGGTGCATCTCCACCTTCTCCTCCACCTTCACCACCTGATGATTCCTGTCCAATACCCTGATTTGCTGGTATATTTAGAGTTTCTTTAGAAGAAAGACCAAATATATAAGGGAATTTTGGTGTCATATAACGATTGGGAAGAACCGTTATTACATTAGTACCCCCCATCTCTGGGTGATATAGGCACCAATAATAGAGATTTGCAGGTGCATCTTCAGGTACCGTGATCTCTACATACGCTCCTGGATCACCAGGTGTACCAACAACAGTAACACCATCGGTATACTCAGTTCCACCTTGATGCGTTCCATCTACAGTAGATGAAAATCTAAATGGATGTGGATGATTGCTACTATCTGATTGATCAAATCTATATGTACTTCCCTTTATAAATGTTAAGTTTGCAAATTCTACTCCATCTATAAAGTAATCACCTTGTTGTAAGGTTACCGTATAGTTTTTACTTTCTGTTTCGTCTCCCCAGAGGGTGATGAAGTAAGCAAAAGTGCCATTGGGATACTCAGGAGTATAACAAAAACGACCATTATAAACATCTAAATGCCTTCCTACTTTATCTACATTATATTCATAATCCTCCATTAATGCACCTTTAGGAGGATTTGCTGTTGTAGTACCATATGCAGGTCTATTAACAGCAATAGATTCTTTCATCTGATATCCAGTCTCCATTAAAACTACTGGAGAAGTATTATCCTGTGGTAAATTATATCCATAAGGACCATAAACAGGATAACCATCAAATGCAATACCTAAAATCTTAGAGTGTCCGTCAGGGTGACGCATATTGTCACCAACATACTGACTTAATCCATAATAATCATTATAAGCACCCATCACCTGATTGGTTTTCCAAGCACCTATAAACTCACCGTCAATATAATGATATTGATCATTAGCATTAGGACGACCACCAGCATCATCATCACCAGGATTGTACATACCAAAAGCATCAGTAGCTACCCAATTAAATCCATTTGGAGGACTACCAAGAGTACCTGCAGATGGATTATTTAAAACAACTCCATTAGCACTTATTCCAACAACACCTAGTGGTAAACTACCACCTGCTTGAGTGTTAGTACCACCTCTATATGAAAAAGCGTGACTAAAAGTATAAGACTCAACATCATTAGAATTGTTTGCATTAGGGAAAGTACCCTTAGCAACGGGATGCGGTAAACCATCTCCCGTTACTGTGAGTACATCATTGCTTGGATTGTAACTACCGTTTGCTGCCATTAGTCGTCATCAAATATTTGATCTGGGGTGAAGTTATCAACTGTGGTAGAACCTATGTTGATTGTCAGTATGGAAGATTGAGATAGGGTTGGTGTAGCACCAAGTGATGTTAATCCGACTCTAAATTCATCTCCTCCGTCACCCTGAGTTGTAGCAGGTGTAGTATATGTTGGTGATGTAGCTCCGTTAATATTTATCCATTCATTAGTACCGTAATCCTTCTTCTGCCACTGATAGTTAATAACTCCACCAGCAGGAGTTGTGGATGCGATTACAGTAAAGGAAGCAGTTTGACCTTGGTTAACTGTTGTGTTAACTGGTTGTGATTCAATAGTGATATATGATTCACCTTGTGCTTCAGATTCACCTTGAGGAATGTAGTTAGGATCATAAATGTCAATACCACCGTTAACACCAGAACCTGTAGGTCCTAAGAATGTTTCATCAACTGTCGTATGAACATCTACTGAAGGTAGTACATAACCTTGACCAGCATTCTTAACATCAATACGTGCAAGACCAACAAGTGCTTTGATCTTACCACCAAAACCAGAGGAGGAAATCACATCAACTTGAGGACGTGATGTATAACCATCACCTGAATTTGTTAGAATTGCTTCAGTAATACGACCTCTCTCTATAGTTGCTAGAGCGTCTGCGTTACGTCCACGTACAGATCCTGTGTACTCGAAAGTAATTAATGAGTTAGAAGACTCAATTAGAGCAACTTCTCTTTCAAATTCCTCACCCTCGATTGCTAGTTTATCACCAGTTTCAATTGGAGGTACAACTGTTGCTGCTATAACGTCAACATCAGAACCAATGTAGGAGAATGCAACGAATGTAGAACCCGCACGAGGAACTTCAGAGAAGATAATACGTGAACCAACAAGTTCAAAACCGATACCTGGTTCCTGTACAACACCATTTAACTGACAAATAATATTATTCTCAGGTCTGATAGTGTTAGACTGTACACCTTCAGTCAATGTTAGTGAGTAGAATACTCCACCTAACTTCAAGTTAAAGGAGTTACGTAATGAATCAAAGTCGAATGAGATGTCATCTAATTGTCTCAACTTACCTACGTAAACACCGTGGAATGTTGAATTAATTGCAGGTGCTTCAGTGAACTGAATGTTATCTGAGAATGCGGTGAATGCATTATTACCACCTGGAGGTTGTAGGATTCCATTCACGAAGATCATCATATGACCTGCAGGATCTGGGAAGTATGCAGTACCGTTATTTTCGGTTAACTTGAAGTCCTTAGTTACACCATCAAATCCTCTGAAGTACCTTCTTACACGACCACGTAGTGTCTTCGCAACTGAACAAGCACCTCTGAATCCATAATCACCAATAATCTGTGAGTTCTTCAGGAAGGTTCCAGCAGCATCACCAAGATGAATGATTGCACGTAAACCAATTTGCTCAATTCTCTCAATACGTCCATATGCAGTTGTTGCGGTAATTACAACAGAAGAGATAGCGGATGTGTATACACTTGGGAAGTTAGATCCAGAAGGAATCTTAGCAAGTTGATAAGCAACATCACCAGCAATAACTGTTAAATCATCACCGATAGCAGAGAATCTACCTTCTTCATTTGCAAGGTAAACGTACTTGTTATCAACATCGTGTTCAGTAACAACGAATGTGTGACCAACTGACTGACCTGCATTTTGAAGTTGTAGTACATCACCAACCTTAAATGTATCATCTACACCAAAGTCAGTAATTAATGATGCATATTCAAATCTAGTAATCTCGGTAGAATGGATATACTCACCAAATCCAGGCATAATATTAAATGCCTCAACTTCAATAATTTGATCAGTAACAGAACCGTAGATAACATCTCCAACACCATAGTTACCAGTAACAGTCTCAATATCAAATGTTACACGACCTGACTGATTATCGAGTAGAGCACCATCATTATTGCGTACGATAAGTGCATTTGCTCTACCAGAATCTTGCTTACTGAATAAGAGATCAGTTGCAATAAATTCACCCATTCTAAAGTTAACTAATATACGCTTATGGGTAGCATCACTAACAGTACCTTGAGCACCAGATGTTAATCCTTCAATATTATCTCCTTGTACAATGTTACCACCAGTAAGAACTAACTTAATGTAAGTAGTATTATCTGTTGCAAGGATGGTTCCTTTATTTCCTGTAGCACCAGTCTTAACAACTTCCTCACCATTAACAAATATTTCAGGATCGCTAGTAACTGTAAGTGGTAAGTAAATGACGTTATAAAGAACCTTAGCCCAGTTATCTTGTATTCTAATAACTTCAGCATATGCACCAGTAGTATCACCGAAGAATATATCTGCAGGTTGTATACCACCAGCGATAGGTGTTGGTACATTACGCTCACCAAATGTTGATGCAGTACGTACAATACCAGTCTCATCAACTACAGATAATGTATGAACTTGACCTGCTGTTCCTGGAGATAATAATTCAATCTTATCACCATCAATGTATTCTGAAATCCATATTAGATTTTCAGTAGTATCTGGGTGAATGAAATATACTTGCTTGTCTAGTTCAGCAATAGCAGAACCTAGAACTGTGTAAGTAACACGATCATATGCTTCGAATAAATGTCCATTAGGAGCATCAATAGAACCATCAGTATTAACCATAGTTCCAACATTAAATTGGAACTTAAGGTAAGCTGTAGGTAGAGTTGATCTATTAAGTGCAACTTCAATTAAGTGGAATAACTGCCAAACCTTATGTTGTGCTGTTTCAGTAGGACGTAGTTCTCGATTCTCATATGGTACCTCTTGGTTATAAGGACCAGGATTATCTGCTTTTTGCTGAAGAACTTTAAGTACCATATCTTTAACAGCAGCAGTATGATACAACAGATATGTTCTGAAGATATTAGGGAACGCTATGAAGTTACCCTCGGCATCAAACCAACTGTTAACTAATTCGAGAGTTTTGATATTACCATCAGTAATTAAGTCATATATCAATGCTTTACGGATATTAGTTGAGAATGATTCGTCTCCTGTATATCCACCATAATTTTGCATAGTCTTGAAGTATGACTCACGATCAATATATTGATCATTAAACCATATCAATCTTGCTGCCTGACGATACATCTCAGGTGCACGACCAAGTGTCATATTAATCATATCTGCTAATGTATTAGCAGCAGATACTACGTTGTAACAAATACCACCACCAGATTGTAATGTATTATTTTGAAGTGGAGCCTGTCTAAAGACAGATTGATTAGTAAACCAATTACCATTACCTTGAGCAGCAGTGTCAATAACATTAAGTGGATAATTAAACAACTGTATTATTTGAGATCCAACAACAGCACACTCACCATTACCAGCTTGATCATAAGTTATTGTTAAATCACGAATTGCAGCACGTTCACCTGTTAGTGGCCATTCACCTGGTAGAGTTCTATTAATACCAGCAATGTATGCTTCAGGATTACTTACACCAGAACCAAACAGATTGATAGGAATATTCATCAATGTAGTAATAGCAGATGCTTCATTGCTACAACGTGCAGCACCACCACCTGTATAAGAGGTAACAGCATTACTCTGAGAACTAATGAAGGTATGAGCATAAGCACCACCAGTGTGTACTGCTGCTCTTCTAATTCCGTGAGGAGTAGCACTCACAAATGTATGAGTTGTGGTGTTAGTAGAAGGAGCAGATGCTAGAACCTGTACAGTAAATGTGTCAGTTGTGACGTTAGAAATAGTCATAACTCTATTACTGAACGGATCAGTTGGACGTGGATATGGGTGCTCAGTATTGTTACTATCTTCTAAGCAAGTAAAGACTAATGAATAATCATCAAGGATAATTCCATCACCATTACTCCATCCGTGATCAGGAACTGTAACTGTCATAATACCTGTAGCAGGTAAGTATGAAGCATTAGTTACTGTCTTCTTAGTTGGTCCTTCAAATACGTGTGTATAAATTCCACCACTACGTATTGCCATTCCCTTAGAACTTACATACTTGTGCTCATAAACTCCACCACCAAGTACTTGAGGTTTGGTGATTGAATTAGCAGCAGCAGACTGGAATACGTGAGTTGTAGTGTTTGTAGAAGGAGTTACATCTAGTACCTTCACATCAAATGTGTTAGTAGTTACATTAGAAATGCGAAGCATTCTTCCAGATGCAGGGTCACCAGGACGAGGATAAGCGTGATCTGATCCTTGACCATCTTGATCACAACGGAATGTTACTGCATTATCAGCAAGATAAATGTACTCACCTTCATAGAACTTATGGGCATCAGCGAATGATAGTGTCATAACACCTGTTGTTGGGTTGTATGCAGCACTGCTAGGTGTCCAAGTTGTCTGTTGATTGACGAAGTTATGAGTTGTAGTGTTAGAAGAAATACCAACGTTAATTGAAATTGTTCCATCAAGATGATGAATACCATTAGAAGTAGCAGATACAAACTGATGAACTGTCTTATCAAGATTAGCGTGTCCTACATATACATCAAAATCGTTTGTACCTACATTAGAAATTGGTAGATACTCATCATATGAAGGATCATTTTCTCTTGGATATGAGTGAAGTGTTTCATTATCATCTCTAGCACAAGTAAATGTGATGGAATTTTCAGCCATCTTAATACTATCTCGTGCAACTTCAAGTCCATCAGCAGTTGCAGATACAAATGTATGAGCAGTCTGGTTAGAAATTGGACCTCTACCGAAGAAATTACCAACGTTAACTTCAAATGTATTGGTACTTGCGTTAGTAACAACTAAGAAACGTTGAGATGCAGGATCACTTGATCTTGGATAAGTATGGTTTGTAGCATTACTATCCTGAGCACAAGTGAATGTTAAAGAGTTATCAGCAATTCTTACTCTGTCACCATTCTTCATTCCGTGAGCAGCACTTGTTATTCTTAACATACTGGTTGTCACATCGTAAGTAGCACCAGTTACTGTCTTTTGGAGAGAGGTAGTAAACCCGTGATTCGGTATGGTGAGATTCATCACACCAGTATTGGGGTTATACTTAGCATTGGTTACAGTATGAGTAGTGTATCCAACTTGATCAATGTTAATTCCACGCTGATAGAATGGATCCTTCTTATGAGTCATTGCAGTAGTGCTTATACCAGTATTGGTATGTGTGTAAATACCACCACCTCTGATTGCAGATCTTGTTATGCAATTAGCAGTACAAGACTTAAAGATATGTGTTGAAGTATTTGTAGAAGGTGCAGTCTCAAGAACCTTAACATTGAAGGTATCCTGAGTAACAGTATCAATTACCATCCACTTATCCCAGAATGGATCTGTTCTTCTTGGATAAACGTGATCACTAGCGTGACTATCTTTGTCACAAGTGAATGTAAGTGAGTTCTCAGCAATCTTGATCATATCACCATCGTTATAACC